TATTTTTAACATACTGGGCTTGATCGTATGGATTTTTTCCTACTTTTTCTTTAAGTGTTTGTTTTGCAGGTTTAATTTCGATTAATTCTGCATGTTTTTTCATTAACTTATCAACATACACGATTAAAAAATCCGGAACATATACAGTTTGCTTTCCTGTTAGGGGATCTTTATAGGGTATCTTTATAGGTTCGCTACTCCATTGTTGGATACTAGGATTATTATCACAAAAATTCATAAAAGTAAGTTCCCAACTACTTCTGTATGTAGGAATTTTATTGCCTACATACTTTTCTGGGTTTCTAATCTTGTATATGCCTTTACTAAATTTTAAACTCATGCAATTATATTTCGTAAAATTTCAGGATGAGTATTAAATGCTTGAGAGATTCCAAGACTACTGGTTTTCACTCTATTGTAGTTTAAAATTTCTGCTACTAATCCAGATAGTTCGATATCATTTAAATTTTTTAATGTATCGAGAATTTCCATTGGATTATATCCATCTTGTTTTGATTGCGTAATAAGGATTGTTGATATTAACTCAGAAGAAGATTCTGAAAAATCTTTATTTGTAAAAAATCCTCTAACTGCGGCAAATGTAGTAGGATCAATTTCAATAGGTTGTTGATTGTAGTTATTAAATCCAGATACTGTACTGTTATCAGATTTAGCAATAGGTAAGTTTGAATACATTATGGTCCTCTAGGTGGAAATATGATTGCAGCAGGATTTGCTCTAATTTTTCCGTCAACACTGGTATTTAAACCTTTAAAAATATTAATTCCAACACCACCGGGTAAATTAAATATTCCCGGTTGAGGTTGAGATGGCGGAGGGGTTGAAAACTTACCAGTGCCTGAACCTAATACGCTTCCTAATACTCCAGACGCAATAGTGTATCCAACTGGACCTAGTTTTCCTATTCCCTTTTTGTTAACTGCATTTTTTGCTAAAATCGCTGCCAGTTGACCAAGAGGACTCATAGGAGGCTGTCCCCCCATCATTCCATATTGCCTTGAAGAAACATTTCCAAATCGTGCACCGGAACCTCGATAACTTCCGCCACTGTTAAAAGAATCAAAAGCACCACGTGCTCCATAAGTTGTTTGATTTGCAAAACTAAATGGTGCTTTTCCGCCCACAGTTCCGAATATTCTCTGTTTGCCTGACAAATCAAATAACGATTCATTAGGAAATGACTGTTCCACTGGTGTTCTTTGTGCATTGGCCAATGTACCCAATCTGCTAGTCGGCGATGTTGCAGCAGAATTACTTTTGTTTCCTGCAATTTGTAACGGACTTGGGTTCTGATCATAAAAGTATGGAGTCCATCCTAAATTACTATCTCCCATTACTTTTCCTTCTCTATAGAAAACATTCTCGTATGCAACTGTCATTCTATTTTGTAATATTTTTGTACTATCAGATGAACTTACTGCGTCGTGAGCCCACTCAGTAAGTTTAGGATTTACTAATGTATATTCAGTGAATTTTTGTTGGTGTAATACATACAATTTAATAGAATCTAAAAAGTTATCTATCGGCCTTGCATATCTACCATAGGAGTAATCAATACTGCCGTATTTTGTATCTTTATAAGCAGGTATTGCATCATTAGATGGGCCATAATTAGAATCAGCGTAAAAATGTTTATAATAGTGTACCCAAAGATTGTGAGTAATATTACTGGAATCGTCGTGAAAATCAATACTGATAGGACTATAAGTTAATTTTGTTTGCACTACTGTTTTTCTATTGTATTGATTTAACGTTTCAGTGGCAATTGAAAATTTAGGAAGATCGACTCTCTTGGCTAACAGTCCTACTTGATAAAATTCTTCCTGTGCTTTCCAATGAGATTCAATAATTGCATCTGGATTGATGTTTATTTGAACAAAATATATAAAACCAAATTTTGGAATTCTAGCATAAGAACTATCAATAAACAATCTTCCAGCATGTTGGTAATCTCGTAAAATTACTTGTTTACCGTCAACGCGAAAAGTATTTGAACCGGATAAAAAATTTAAAAATGCAGCGCTCATGACTGTATTTAGTTCAAAAAAAAAGCCTGGATTTTACTCCAGGCTTTAAAGAAACAATATAAATTAACCGCCAGTTGCTAGGCCCTGCGCCTGAGGTGGTCTTACTGTTCTTCCTACTTCTAATCCAATACCTATCGCTCCACCGCCAGGGGCTTCTAGTTGGATTGCATTATCGTAACAAATTGTTAGTGCAATATCCATAGGATCACTGCTTGAATAATCACCTTGCTGGTAAGTGGCTTGCTTAATCCAACAACCCAAATATTCAAAACTTTCTAATGTTACTGGTTCATATGCGCCGTTGCCGCCGTCGAGAATTTCTACACGCATTCTGAACTTATAATCGACTGCACTTGCAGCACCACTTTGTTCGAAGAAATCAAATTGTTTCTGTAGTTGCTCGCCCACTTTTCTTGTAACTACACCGCTAGCATCATCTCTTAGTGTTAGTTTTGCATCTTGCCATGTATGTCTACCTAAAATCTTAACTGTACTGTTATAAACAGGCAACTTAACTTCATCGAACGAAACATCAGGCCGTGTTACGTTCATGACTTGCTTGGTTAATTCAGTAGTTGGATTACTTGCTACACCAAATTGATCTAAAGTTACTCTAAATCTATATTTTAGTTTTGGCATTAACATACCTTGAGTGGTTGCGGCCTGAGTTCCACTCAAAGGTACTGTAAATCTATTTAAACTTGCGATTGGCATTATAATGCTCCTTGTTCTTTTATTTACCTTTTATAGTCCGGCTGCAATATCGCCAGTATTTTTCAATCTCAATGGAATATAGATATATTCAACTGCTTTAACTGGTTCAATAGCAATGTCGACATAAAGTTCATTACGATCAATTCTTGCAGGTGTGTTATTAGTTTCATCGCAGACTACGATAAAGTCATATAAAGCACGTTGACCTACTAACTCAAGCATAATGCTTTCTGCTGCTGCTTTAATTTCTCTACGTGTTTGTACATCATTTGGCTCAAACAAGAATGGACGAGCCATAATGTCTAATTGTCTACGTAGGAAACAAACTAAACGAGAAACGTTAATTCTATCTAATGCACTGGCATTTCTTGCACGAGTTCTTTGACCGTATGCTAAAATTCCAACGCCTGTTAAGGTTGCGATTGGATTGATTTTGACATCGTCAAGTACATCTCTTAGACTTTGATGTAACGCAACGGATCTAAATTCGCCTTCGTCTGTGATATAACCTACAGAAGTTGCATTATCAACGCCACCGCGTCTTGTTCCTGCTGGAGCAAACCATGGGAAACTCTTTGCATCGCTGTTGATAATTGTTCGTAGCATCATATGACTTGGTGGAACAACAATATTGTTTCCGGTATTGTCATTAGTAAATCCGCTTGGGTAATACATTGCCATATATTCGTCAAAACTTACGGCACCAACATCGTTATTATCTAAAGCACCGTTTGTATTATTACCCCACTCACTTAGTGCTGTGCCTGATGGTTGTAATCTAAATGGTGTATCACCTACAACAAATGCAGTTAATCCGCGATCTGTATTAAATGCAATCATGTTCTGAATTGCTTCAGGATATCCAGGAGTTGCAAGTAAGTTAAATGTTAATGTATCAGTATCTCTAATTGCAGTATTTGAATCCAATGTTTCTTTGAATGCATTAACTACCTGTGCTCTTTGTGCGTGACGTCCAAACTGAGGACCTCCATCTGCTGCAACAGGATACTGACTTACCCAACGATCTGTTTCATAAGTTGCCATCGATTGGTTACTAAATCTAGTGTTTAATCCGTTATTTGCAGAAGTATTAATGTACCCTACAACATATTTCTTAACATTAAATCCGCTTCTTCTGGTGTTCCAGAGTCTCATGCCTCTTGGATATAACGCAGGATCTGGTGCATCTGGGTCTAAATAGCCGCTACTTAGTAGATCTTTAATAGCCGAAGGATCCTTTGATGAACCTGCTGTTGCCCATCGAGCATCTGCAAACAACCATCCAGTAGGTGTTGACTGATCTGTTACATCTTGTAATACCCACTTACTTCCAACTGAGATTGTGCTGTCATAGACATATACATCTCGACCGTAGTTTTCGAGATCAGCAGTGCTTACCCAAATATCGCCTGTAACTAATGGTGTACCGTCACTTTGTGTTGTTGGCTCTGTTGCACTTACAATAGGTCCGTTTGGATCACTGTCAGGGAACGATGATTTATATCCAACCCATGTTGTTCCGTTATGATACATAATGTCAACTTCGTCGACAACAGAACTATACCATAAACGACCATCTGCAGGATCAGTTTCTGGTTGAGTTGCTTTTGCTTCGTATACTAATGGTTTCCAATTTGAAATTAAATAATCGTAACCGGTATAACCAGTAGGTGCAGCGTATACGTTCGGGGTACCTTGTTGAGTTGTTGTATTATAGACTACAAATCCCATTGCAGCCAACGGTGTATTTGTTACATCTTCTAAAAGAATGTTTCCACCTTTGGTGTGTGTGATAGTTAATCTATTTGTGTCAGCATCCCAATCAGCAGTAACGTTTGGTACATTGGTAGAACTTATTGCTGCTGGAATCAAGGAACCAATTTTTACTGTTGATCCTGTTGCCGAAAGATTAATTGTTTGCACTGAACTCCAACTTTCAGTTCCAGAATCACTAGTTCGAATTCTAAAACTATAAGATCCGTCACTGTTATTTGCTGTTGTTTCTAAAGTAACCACTGTTTCGCCGGCTGCAGACTTTCTCCATAATCTAAAGTTTGCTGTTTCGCTAGTAGCATCTTCAGTATTGTAATCTACAAATAAACTACCAACAGCAGCATTTTTGCCTCCGCCTGTAGAATCATAATATTTGTTTGCAGCATTTACACCATTTAACAGTGGTGCAGGAACTGTGGTCCACTCTTGTGTTGATCCGTTGTAATACTTAACTACCCAATTTGCTCCATTCGATGCAGTGGTTGTTGTAATCCATGTACTTCCTGTAGCGGTAGATGCATCAAATGTAGGATATGAATAATGTGCAGAAATTGTTAATCGTTTTCCAGAATCATATGTGTTAACTAGAGGATCCCAGGTGTTTGAATTATTTTTTCTATAAATTATGTTATTTGTCGCAGTCGAATAAGAAGTTACGATTGCATAATCACCTTTGCTACCTAAATTAGTAGATGGAGCGATTCCACTAAAACTTGAATCAGGAGAATCGTCATTTAATACAATAGGAGTTTTTACAGTAAATTTCTGTGTTGAACTAGACCACTCTTTGATACCAAAAGTAGATGCACCTGTATCAAGCCAATATGTTCCGGAAACTGGATCTCCAGAAGGAATATTACTTGTAGGAACTAGGCTTGCTAAATCAAGATCGGCTCTAACAATATATGCTCGAGAACTTAGTCCTAAAGTACTATATGCTGCCTGTAGTCCGTATTCGTTAAGTTCGCTTCCATGTTGCGGATTTCCGCTAGCATCTGTATAGAATACAGGGGTTCCGAATGTGTCAGTTAAATCTCGCTGACTTGTAATTAACCAAACTTTTCCAGCATTTGCCTGTGTAGTACCTTGTGCTACAGTACCGCTTGGATTAACTTTGTCTTGTGCAGAGGCCACAAAAATCATCGGAACAGTTCCCGGTGCTGCGGGTGTATAAAAACTTTCGTCGATGACTTGTACTTGTACGCCTGGTGATTCCAATGTTGCCATTATATGATTCTCCTTAATGGATTTTTCTTTAAAGTATTTAGTGGATTTCAAAAAAAAATCCCGGTTAAATACAGAGAAAAGGGCAACAAAAGGGCGTTATTTATGAAATATATTAGGAACCTTTGTAAGGAATGTGGGCAAAGACCAGTTGCTATTAACTATTATAAAGAAGGAAAACCTTTTTATAGAAAAAAATGTGATCATTGTTCAAGAAAAAGAAAAGATGGAATTCCCAATTGGAGCAAATCTGGATATAAGAAAAAACAGAGTTGCGACAAGTGCGGATTTACATCAAAACATCAAGAACAATTTAGTGTGTACTATATAGACGGAAATCCTTCAAACTGTAGATATTCTAATTTAAAAACTGTCTGTGCCAACTGTCAAAAAATTTTGCATAAACTAAAACTACCTTGGCGTCAAGGAGATCTTATTCCCGACTTTTAATTAGTGTTTCCAACCGATGAAATAAATCATCTATGGTTCCATTATTTTCAATAATGCTATCAAGAGGGTAACCAATCCACGAAGTTTCTGAAGAATGAATTTTTAATTCTTCCAATTTTAATTTACTAATGGTCCAATTCATATTTTTAGGTCCTGCATTTACATTTGCAGCATCTTGAAACCACACAGGTTCAGGACCTCTTTTAATTCGAACAACTTTTCCTCCAGCATTTTTAATTGCTTTCATTTCATTAGGAAATCTTACATCAGAAATCACAATATTATCTTTAGTTTTTCTTATACGATTTTCTAAACTAGCAATCCAAATATCATCATGAAACCCTTGACGACATACTTCTGTGCCCCAATATTGTAAAACCCAACGAGGAGTTAAGTGGGGAATACTAAGACGTTCGGCCCACCATGGGTCAATTTGTTCTCGCCACTCTCGACCTTCTTTTGTTCTACCTTCTAAAAGAACTCTATCCCAACCAAATACTTGACTTACTGAATCTTTCAATGCGTTTGCAAAACTATCTCGCCTAAACTGATGTTCATTTATCAAATAATCTGCCGCAGTATCTTTTCCTGAACCAATAAAACCGCAAAATCCTATAATCATAACATCTCTCCGAGATGTTATAATCTACATTTTTTTAAGAAAAATGTCAAATATTTTTTAACCAATGACAAATGTTAACGGAGTTCCACCTTCTTTGTAGTTAATTAAATCAGTTTCTAATCGTTCAAGATCGGCTTTGCCTTCTCCCTTTAGCGCAGTACCATTTAAAGTTGTTCCTCCTTGAGGGCTAGCAACTTGACTAAATTTTTCACGGGCTTCACCTATCATAATCTTACAAACTGCAAGACTATAATCTTTTATCCATTGATTAGCATATGGATCTTGTAATAAATTAAAATCTGGTCTATAATTATAAACCCATAATAGCACTTCTTCTTCGCTTCTAGGTCGTTGCATTAATGTTAATTTTTTAGTTGTTTTATTAAATGTAAAGTTAATTTCACTGCCAAACATTTTGCCCACTTGTTTTTGATAACTTGCAAAGGCGTAGTAAGTGGCTAGGCCACCCATGTTTGTTGCGGTTAATAAGTATGTATTTGAATAGGCTAAGTTAAATGGTTCAAAAAGGGTACCACCTTGTCCACCGCCAGACCTCGAACCAATACTACGACGGAAAATTTGACGAATTTGCATAACTTCTTGAGGCAATGTATAGTCGTTTCTATCAACTTCTATTGTTAAAAACGCATAACTTTCTTCAACGGCGTTACTACTTCTAACTCTAAAATAATTTAATGCACGATCTATTGCAATGTTATAGTGTGCAGGATCTAATTCAATATCGATCATGCCGCCACCTAGCATTAACTTGCAATAATCTATAACTTTTTGGCGTTCGT